CGTGGCCCTTACAATCGCCAAGTGCTTGATGATAACTACGACACTTGGTACGCAGGCAATACCGCGAACGAAGTAGAGCTCTATATTTATGACTAGCGCAACCCTAAAACGTTTTATGTTTACCCTGGTGTTACAATCGGCATTCAGTTGACCTTGGTGTATTCAAAAGCACCCCCAGCCATTGATAGTGCTGCCAACGATGCGGGCGAAGTTATTGCGCTTGATGATGTGTACGTGAACGCCATTATAGAGTGGATTTTATATCGTGCTTACATGAAAGATGCGGAATACGCAGCCAATCCAAACAAGAGCCAAATGCACATGAACGCATTTAGAAGCCAGTTAGGTGAAAAAAGCCAAGCTGATGTTGCGATGATGGGTGAAGAGAAGGGGCAGTAACATGACAGCAAGCGCAGGCGCGTGGTATCGCGTAGGTACGGTAGGCGTAACTGCCGGTACGCAGACTGTTGCCGGTAATGGCACGAATTGGCAAAACGACTTAATAGCCATTGCCATAGGCGATATTTTTACGTTGGACGCAAAGACCTGGTATGAAGTAATAGCAGTTAATAGTGATACAAGCATTACACTTGATCGTGGCTTTGAGGGCGCCACAGGTGCGGGGCAATCTTACGCTATTGTGCGCAATACGTCCGGCACGATATTGACGCGCATTGCGGGCCAGGTGTCAGTGCAGTTTAATCAAAAGCAATTGTTTTTAGACGAGCTGCGTACCTGGTTAAACTCAACTAACGCCAGTGAAGAGCTGACCGATAGCCATGGCTTGAAGCGGTCAATAAAAACCCCGCAGCAAATGATTGATGATGCAGAGCAGGCCGCCAGTACTGCAAGATCGGAATGGAATGCAGCGCGAGACGCAGTAGAAACCCGCGCTCAAACGGCTTATCGCGAGGCTGTTGAAGCGGCGAGCAGCGGTAAAAACACGGTAAAATATGACGCACAAGGCAACCCTAACATCATGGTGTGGATACCCAAGTTTAACAGCGAGGACGCAAACCAAGCCATTATTGACCGTCACGGTGTTGATTTTCAGTTGGGTACTGGTGTATTCCCTGCGTTTATTAAAAATGGCGTGCAAATGCGTGGGTTTTGGTGTCCCAAATATCAAGCTAGCAATGGTGCAAATGGCGGTTGTAGTGTTGTTGCGGGCGTTTCGCCAAGAACATATGTAAATTACGATGTCGCAAAGGCATTGTGCACAAACAAAGGCCCAGGCTGGCACATGCTAGCCAATATAGAGTGGTTTGCCGTAGCGTATTCGGGTCTAGCATTTGGTGAGCAACCGCGCGGCGACACAAACTACGGACGCGCACACGATGCAAAGCACGAAGTTGCAACTCGCGCATCGTCAGCTCATGCACCTGGTGACACTGGTCATTCAGCACCGAGCTACACAGGCACAGGACCAGCAACGTGGAGCCACGACGGCACGCAATTTGGCGTGTTCGACATGGTAGGCAATGTGTGGGAATGGGTTGATCAGCTCAAACTGCAAGAGGGTCAAATATTTGCCCCGCTCGATAACAACCCCGACATGCCAGAAGCGCAATGGCCCGCTCACGAATGCTATTTTGACTCAAGCGGTGCAACCAGCGGCAGCGTTATTTTAAACAGCTTGATCACTAATCGCACTGGCGACTTGGGCGATAATGGTAGTGGCAACGGCAACAACTCAAACACTTGGCGCACTATGAGTAAAGATCCTTCTTACGTTGAAAATCTGCTTATGCGTCAAATGGGTATCGAGCCGCCAACCGGCGCTATTTTAAATGGTAGCATCTACAGTCGAAATTTTGGCGAGCGTATGCCGTATCGCGGTGGCAATTGGAGCAACGCGTCCAATGCCGGGCTTGGAGCACTCGTCTTCAACTACGCTCGCACGAATGCGAATAGCTCTTTAGGTTTCCGTCCAGCTTTATTTGAGTCTTGAATTTAGCAACTTTGAACGCTGCGCGGTAGCGCAGCACAACCAACCCTCACTTTTAAGATCAGGTAAATGCAAGCATTATCAATAGAAGAAAAAACACGAGAAATGATGGTTTACGGCTATTTAGCATTAAAGCAATTCCCAAAGCACGAAACGCACGTTATGGGCGCAGAAATACGCCGCAGCATGCTTGCACTGCAGCGCCTTATTATTACTGCATTTAAGCGATACCACAAAAAGACCACGTTAACCGATATGGATATAGAGCTAACCATGCTCAAAAGAATGATACGCACAGCCAAGGATATGCGCTACCTAGACACTAAAAAATATAAAATATGGAGCGAAAAGCTCATTGAAATAGGCAAGATGCTTGGCGGGTGGGTAAAATCTGTTAAAATGAAAAACAAGGATGCAGCATTATGATTACGCGGGAGCGTATGCCGTATCGCGGTGGCAATTGGAACAACACGTCCAATGCCGGGCTTGGAGCACTCAACTTCAACAACGATCGCACGAATGCGAATAGCAATATAGGTTTCCGTCCAGCTCTTGATAACGCCAGAAACACAGACCTCACGGGGTTGTGTCAGTGCAATTTTGAAAAGGATGCTTCATCCTCAGCAATAGCTGAAACACTGAATAAGCCGGTTGATGCGTCAACCGGCTGCATTTTTAGCGAAATAGTCAGTTATGACAATATATTAAACTCAGCGTACCAGTGCCGAAAAGGCAAAGCCAACTCTCCGGCCACCCTCAACTTTTTTAACAACCTAGAAGAAAACGTTATTAATCTATATAACGAACTCAACTGGGGAACGTATGAGCTATCGAACTACCACCATTTTTATGTATTTGAACCCAAGCGCCGGCTAATATCAGCGCCCAACTTTCGCGATCGTGTTGTGCACCGCGCCATCTTTAATGTTATAGAGCCACTATTCGACAAAACATTCATTCACCATTCTTACGCGTGCCGAAATAATAAAGGCGCTCACAAGGGGGCCGATGTGGCGCAAAGGCAAATTCAACAAATAGAGCGCAAGCATGGAGTGGCCTACGCGCTAAAAGCCGATATAAGCAAATACTTCTCAAGCGTTGATCATGCAATATTAAAGCGACTATTGAGCAATAAAATAAAATGCGAAATGACATTAACGTTACTGCATTACATTATTGACGCAAGCCCAAGTGACAGCCCAGGCGTTGGTATGCCGCTAGGTAATCTAACGAGTCAAATATTTGCCAACGTGTACCTTCATGAGCTGGACTGGTATGTAAAACATACGCTAAAAGCAAAAAACTATACGCGTTATATGGATGATTTTGTAATTATTCATCAAAACAAAAACTACTTACACACCCAGCGCATAGCGATACAAAATTTTTTACAGCAGCATTTAAAACTAAAAACCAACAGTAAAACACAGGTTTCCCCAATAGCTAAAAAAGGCGGCAGGGCGCTCGATTTTTTAGGCTATAGAATTTACTCAACCCACCGCCTGCTCCGTAAAAGCAGCGTCAAAAGCATCAAAGCCAAGCTTAAAAAATTTCATTGGCAGTATGCAAATTACCAAATAAATTTACCCGAAATCAATCAATCAATCCAATCGTGGATAGGCCACGCAAGCCACGCCAGTAGCTACAACTTGCGTAAAAAATTACTTACCCCCGCATTTAAAAGAGGCAATTATGTTTAGTTATTTACACAACGGCACAACCCACACAAACACATCAAAAACATACATGCGAAATCTAGGGCTGGACGACGACGCAATTGAAGGTGTGCTGAGTCAAAAGGCATATGAAGAATCGCAAGAGCCACCGCATGTAGCGTCATTTAAAGCTAAACGCCAGGCGTCGATAGATGCTGCAACAGTCGTTATCGCATCGGGCAAGTCGTTTGATGCAAACGAGCGCAGCATTATACGCCTGGGCAACGCAGTTATTAAGTTAATGGATAAGCCCGACAGTCACATAGTGCCATGGTCTACGGCTGACGTAGATACCGGCGTAATGGTTGAATGCACTAAAGCCGAGATAGTAGAGGCGCACCAACTCGCAACAGATAATTTTGCAGCAACATGGGCAATTAACCAGGCCGATCAATAAAAGAGGCGTGATATGACAACAGCATTAAAAACACTAAGAACGTTAATAGGCTACATTTTATGTGGCCTTTTGTTTATTGGGCCGTTCATTATTTTATCGGTATTCGCCTTGTTTGGTAGCGCGTGGGCTTTCAACAGCCTATACAGTATTGATATAGCTATTTGCAGTATTTGCCATGGCACAAAGCTCGAATCTATCTCAGCTCGTAGCTTTAGGTTGTCGCACGACAAACGCTATTGCTACCAAATGCGAGTCATTGATATGCTAGCAAAGCCTTTCGATGGCGATAACCACTGCAAGCGTGCTCACAAATGGGAACGCAAAGTAATTAGTCTTTAACCCCTCCCGATTAAAATTAAAATAAGCGAATCTCTATGCCTGCAATATCCGTTAAAACTTTTGCCGGTGAACGGCCTAAAGTCGATCCGCGTTTACTTCCCAACGAATCAGCATCTAAAGCATACGGTTGTCATTTTGATAATGGCAACCTTTCGCCATTAAAGCGTCCAGCTCTTACGGGTATAGCCGTATTGCCAAATGCGAAAACCATTTACCAGCACCTAAATGAATATTGGTTTGCGTGGGATAAGGTAGTTAACGCTGTGGCGAGCCCTATAGCGGATGATCAGTGGCAGCGTGTTTACTTTACCGGCGATGGTTACCCGAAGGTTACAAACAACGCTATTTTTAGTGGCTCAAACATGCCTGCCAATGCTTACCGATTAGGCATTCAAGCGCCAGAGGTGCCAATAATTGCGGTTGTTACCGATGCGGCTACCGATGAAATAGATCCTAATGATGATGAAACTCGCTACTACACACATACTTTTGTGACTGAGCAGGGCGAAGAAGGCCCGCCAGGTGAAGCGTCACAACGTATTGACATTAGATACCCTGACGAAGAAGGCACTTACGTAACGCTTGCTTTATCACCGCCAAATATCAATGCGTCAAACATCACTCACCGCAGGATATATCGCACAGCAACCGGTGGCGGCATAGCTGATTACTTATTTGTTGCTGAAATTCCTATTTCACAAGATCAGTTTACTGACAACGTACCAACTGACGCACTTGGCTCGTCGCTTGATACCTACGACTATGAAATGCCAAACGAAAACATGATTGGTTTAACGTCAATGGCGAACGGGATACTTGCGGGCTTTTTTGATAGTACCGTGTGCTTTAGTGAATCCTACCTACCATATGCCTGGCCTAGTAGTTACCAGCTAACAACCGAACATAAAATAGTTACCTGCGCTGCGCTTGGGAATACGCTTGCGGTATTAACCGAGGGCTACCCGTATTTATTTAGTGGTATTAGCCCGGATGCGATAGCCGGCCAAAAGCTAGAGTCTAACCAATCATGCACTAGTGCACGCTCTGCGGTGATAGTTAACGGCTCGCTTATTTACGCAAGCCCCGATGGTTTAATAGGCTTTAATGGCGGAGGGCTGTCTATGCTAACAAGCCAAATAATAACCCGCGAGCAGTGGCAAAAATACGAGCCCCACACTATTGAGGCGTACCACCAGGAAGGTCGCTACTTGGCGTTTTATGGGGCCAACTTAGACAAGGCATTTATATTTGATCCAAGAAGCGGCGACTTTAGGCACTTTACCGCAACGGCTGAATGCGGGTTTAATAGCTTGGTTGATGACGCCCTTTACATTTGCAGTGGCGGAAACTTGAGCAAGTGGGAGTCAAGCTCTTCGCTAACCAATTACACATGGCGATCAAAAGACTTTGAAGCAAACGACCTTAGCTTTGCGTGCGCGATGGT